TCCAGATACCCCTGCCATATAAAAACACACTTGTTGCTCAGTAGCCCTGAGTATGGAATATAGGAAGTCATGACCCGAGCGAGTTCAAATCCCGCCCAAGTGTGTTTCTATATGTTAAGGAGAATTGCCAGAGTTGGTCTATTGGAGCATCTTGGAAAGATGATGGTCGGAAACGGCACAGAGGTTCGAATCCTCTATTCTCCGCCAGATTTAAAGTTTATGGGCTGTGACTGTGTAAAGGCTAACGTTGGCGGTTCGACTCCGCTACAGTCCACCAAAATATATGGAAGGTCTACCGTATTGGCGAGCGGCACTGCCTTGAAAGCAGTTTGATCCAGAAATGGGTTTGGGGGTTCAAATCCGTCACCTTCCGCCATTTTAAATGAAAGGTATATTATGTATTATGATTACGCAAACAATTGCGAATTTTCAGAATTGTTAGGAAAAACTATAACAAAATTTGACGTTTCGGATGATGAAATTTTTATTGAATGTTCAGATGGATCAAACTACAGTATGTATCATTCACAAGATTGTTGTGAAAGCGTTTATATAGAATCTGTAGTAGGTGATGTTAATGATTTAATTGGAACACCAATTTTGTTAGCAGAAGAATCTTCATCTGACGAAAATCCTGAAGGTGTTGAAATAGAATATCAGGATTGTTTCGAATGGACATTCTATAAACTAGCAACGATTAAGGGTTATGTTGATATTCGTTGGTATGGTGATTCAACTGGATTCTATTCAACATCAGTATCATTTGTAAAAACTAATTAAGATTGGGAGAAAGCTGCGACAATAGTTGTTCGGGGTTAGGAGAGCGCAGCCAACCGCCCATTTGGAAGATTAACTGCTAGGGTTGCAGACCTCTTTGCTAAAGAGTGGGAACCGAAAGGTTTGGGTTTCGATTACTCAGTCTTCCGCCAAAAATAATGCTTGACAAATAAAATAATTTAATATATAATTGTTTTATTGAATCACTTGTAATTTAATTTTGCGGATGTAGCCCAATTGGTAGGAGGCACTGGTCTTAGAAGCCATTCAGTGTGAGTTCGAATCTCTCCATCCGCACCAAATTCACCCACAAAGGATTGGCCTAACTCGCCCAGATTCATTTGATGATGAGGGAAGTGGTAAAGGAGTAAGGCACTAAACAATTCCGTACAACCCGAGCATGGTGCATGGGCCTGCCTGTTAAGCAGAGTTTAGCTAGGATCGTTACCTAGGTACGGAGCCAAACACTGGGTTTACACTTTTACCTTAGAGAAAGTGGGTTATGTAGTTTCCACAAGACTACAGGGCGCATAAGACCACGCCACAGTGACCAGCTTAACGCATTGGTTAACGAAAAGTCTTAGGTATTTTATTGTTTACACCATAAGAAACAGTCGGACAGGGCAACACCTCAGTTTAGGGCTTGGTAGTGCGAGTAGCTAGACACCTATCTCGGTATCGTATAGTCAGGTCTATTATTCGTGGTTTGGGACCATGAGACGGAGGTTCGAATCCTTCTACCGAGACCATTTTTACACTCCATTAGCTCAAAAGTAGAGCGCACGACTGATAATCGTAAGACACAGGAGCGTTACCTGTATGGAGTACCACCTATATAATTATTTAATGAAAGAATATAAATGAATATCAAACCATTAGGAAGTAATGTAATCATCACTAAGATTGATAATGAACTGAAAACTGAATCTGGCATTGTATTGACCAGGTCAGACAGTGCAGATAAAGCAAAGGTTCATGCTATTGGTCCTGATGTTCAAGATGTTCAAGTTGGAGATACACTGTTGGTGAATTGGAATAAAGCACCACAGATTAAAGAGAATTATTACAAGATTAATGTAGAAGATATTATTGCAGTATTTGAAGATTAAAAGCCACTTTAGCTCAGTTGGTAGCAGCAATCGCCTTGTAAGCGATAGGTCGTCTGTTCGAATCAGACAAGTGGCACCAAAATTTTGAGATAGACGGCAGGATTTTAAACGAGTCCTAAGTAGTGGTCCGCAGTAGTGAAATAGGGATTTGCCACGAAATATAGATGAGCTCTCCTGTACGAGACAATCCACCGAGGTCTAGCAAATAGAATAAGTGGGCTCTCAAAAATAATTAAAATAATGCTTGACAAAAGCAAAAAAATAATGTATAGTTACATTTATAAATTGAAGTAAACGTTCTTTAACATAATTAGTAAATGGGGGTTTAGCCTCGATAGAATAAGCACAGTGATGTGCCCAAAGCAGTGTTGTCCTACACACCTGCGCCTGAAATGGTTCATCTAAACAAGCCTGCTCACACCTGTGAGGGTGCGTTCACTGATAAGACCGGTGGATGTAACAGCAAAGCTGATAGTAGCGGAAAGAACACATGCTCAAGCGCCGCAAGGTAACGCAAGTGTGTGGAGAGAAAACAGGTGGTGCTGTTCCTCGCTACGCAACCAATCAGTCAGTTGGTATGAGAAAGGGTAGTGTAATGGTTCGAGGTGTTGCAACCAAGAGCTGTTATGCAATGTTAGTGGTTGATGGGTGCTGCCGTGAGGCGTAGACATTGGTCGCAAAACATCACTGAGTAGTCCGCAAGACAAAAGGTATGTAGCGTGTTGTATGTTGTATTCCAAAAGAATATGACGCAACTGAGGCAGCACGTTATGGTAGGTTGCAAAGTAGCTCAATTGGTAGAGCAAATCAATTTTAATGATTAGGCAGTTGGTTCAATTCCAACCTTTATACAAAAATGCAAAGTCTGCCTCGGTTGTGTGTGAAAAGCATCTAATACTGGAATCGTAAGATAATCCAGTCAGACGTAACTCGCAAGGTGAAATCTGTTTGTGCTAGAAGTTTCGTAACGGTTTAGCGACTGTGAATGGCTCGCAAGGTCAACGGGAAATAAAGCGCAGAATAGCATACAATGTCAAGTCTACTGCCTGACTTTAAACGGCGATGCTGCAAGTGGACTAAAATACCGTAAGGGTTTTAGTGGATATCGGAAGAAGTAGTGACCGCAAGTTGTTATATAATGTCCGAGGCACTTGTATAAAAGGCGTAATCTCAACCTTTTAACTTCTGAAAGTGTATTTTATAAGTATATTTTCAAAAGTAATTAAGTATCAATTGCGGGTTAGAGAAGTGTTATCTCGGTAGCCTCATAAGCTACAGGTCGATGGTTAGATTCCATCACCCGCTACCATTTCGGGGCTGTAGCACAATGGGAGTGCACCTGCTTTGCAAGCAGACGGTTGTCGGTTCAAGTCCGACCAGTTCCACCATATTATGCGGGTATAGCTCAGCTGGTTAGAGCGTAACTTTGCCAAAGTTAAGGCCATCGGTTCGAAACCGATTACCCGCTCCAGAAATTGCTCGGTTAACTCAGTTGGCCTAGAGTGCCCTCCTTACAAGTGGGAAGCCGTCTGTTCGAATCAGACACCGAGCACCAAGTTATGCCCTCATATACCCTCTGGCTACGAACCAGCTGAAAGGTTAACTGGACACATGGGAGTTCGAATCTCTCTGGGGGCGCCAATCAATGGTGACCGAACTGGCCAGGTGTAGGGTTTTCATGAGACCCGAAGGTCACCACCAATTTGCTGATGTAGAACAGTGATAGTTTGCTTTCTTGGTAAGAAAGAGGTCGATGGTTTGAATCCATCCATCAGCACCAATTAAAATGCCCAAGTGACGTAATTGGAAACCGTGCTTGCCTCAAAAGTAAGATTCTGTGGGTTCAAATCCCACCTTGGGCACCAATATGCATCTCAAGCTAACCTAGTGGAAGCGACTGTTTGAAGAACAGAATGGCTCGGAGCGTAACCGAGGGGATGCACCACTTGACATTAAATAAATTATAGGATATAATGGTGACTGTATGAGTAAACTTACCGAACTATATGTAGAATTGAATAAAATTCAGTCAGAAATCCATAAACTTAGAGTCCAAGAATATCTACAGATGGACTTATTGGATGACGATGGATATCCCACAGATGCTGCTTTAAATGTTATCAAACTCTGGTCGCCAGATGACCCTAAAGGATGGTTTGAATTTATTAAGAGTATCTGGTGGAGTCCTGATTGGGGTTGGGGTGAAAAAGAAGAAGACCATGACTGGGATAAAGGTAAGTTTGTTTATAGATATTATCTATCAACTGGTGGATGGTCTGGCAATGAAAGTATAATTCGAGCCATGGAAGAAAATTATATAATGTGGACCCTAAAATGGTATAGCAGTAAACGTGGTGGCCATTATGTATTTGAATTGAAAGAATTTTAAAGATGATTGAAGAAGGGCTTCCTTGTTATTTGGTTGGCCAAACTCTTGAATATATAAAATCAAGAGGATATTCACCAAAACAAATGTCAGAAGAACAAAAAGATTCTGAAAGATATTTGATGAATTTGGCCACATATCCTAGAAAAGAATTGAAACCATCCAAGGGATATGAATTTGTTCAATTGGAATTGACAACTGGTAAATACTGGTTCTATAGGAAAATTAAAGATGAATGAAGAAGACCTTGTATACCGACTAAGGAAACGTGCCGAGATTCGACGTCAGATTCCTACTCGTAAATCAGTACAAGAAGGTGCTCCTGATAGAATTGCTGACTTATTGGAAGAAGCAGCAAATGAGATTGACCGGTTACGTGAGTTTGAATGGATGTATAATGATTTGGAGAAATAATCATGAATGAATATAAACCAGACCGTTGGGTTGTTCTTGAAGTTAATAACGGCAAAGAATCAATCAACAAGGTATTTGCCGGTTGGTATGGTGGATATCTTGCTGGTGATGAATGGAAACTAAACTCCGGTAACGTCAAAGAAGAAGAATTTGATGACCGTTGGGAGTTTACAGGGTACTCAGGTTCAGTTTATGTCTGTTATAAATCGTGTTATGGTATGAGCGGATACATGGATCAAGTATATGAATCATGGCAAGCACAACTGAAAGAATCTCCTGATAAAGGTTCAATTGAAATTATAGACATGATGTATAATGTACACGTGGCCGAATGATTAGGTAGCGGTCTGCAAAATCGCTTTATGCAGGTTTGAATCCTGTCGTGTACTCCAAAATTCTCCGAACCACTTTTAAGTGAAAATGTTAACCTGAATTTACAGGTGAACCCTATAGACGTATAGGGCTACGGAGCTCCGGTGGGATAACCACCAACTAACAAGGACATATGATGAGTTCTGTTTATATACCTATTTGGAAAAGGCCGCCGAACACCTTTATCAAATATGAAGATAGGATATTCACCAACCAAAACGGCGAAACTGGAATTGTTACTATGGCAATTTTTAAAGATAAGAAAAACATTATTCAAGAAATGACAGCCTATATAAAATGGGAGGAACAAAAATGAAAGTTATTATAGCCGGGAGTAGAAACATTACTGATTATGATGCTATAAAAAACATAATAGAACAATCTCAGTTTGAAATTACAGAAGTGGTATCTGGTATGGCCAGAGGAATTGATTCTTTAGCTGTCAGGTACACACAAGAAAATAATATACCATTAAAAGAATTCCCCGCAGATTGGAATAAACATGGTAAATCTGCGGGCCCGATAAGAAATACAGAAATGGCTAATTATGCAGATGCATTAATTGCTATATGGGACGGTCGATCAAGAGGAACAAAACATATGATTGACATATCAACTAAACGAGGTTTACAAGTTGAGGTATTTTATTATGACTAGATATTACTCATATCATGAATATGACTTAGATTCTGAATTGGAAAATAAAACGGGTGGTGGCGGATACGTTGTTACTTTATCGGAAGATGAAATCCGTGAGCAATATTGGCCATTTTGGTATGATAAAATGTGTGAAAAGTTTGGTAAAGAAGAAGTAGACGGTAAGTATAGTTTTGAAGATTGCCTAGACGATTGGGTTATAGTCAACTGGGCATGGGAAGTAAAAGATTAATCCCAGCGTAGTGTAACGGTAGCACAAGAGCTTCCAAACCTCTTGGTGGGGGTTCAACTCCCTCCGCTGTGGGCCAGTCAATGTGGACTGTAGTGTAATTGGTTAGCACTAGAGATTGTGACTCTCTCAGAGTGGGTTCAAGTCCCATCGGTCCAACCAACAATGGAATTATAGGCTAATAGGTAAACCGCAGGATTCATATTCCTAGATTCCAGGTTCAAGTCCTGGTAATTCCACCAAAAGTGCTTGACAAACAGTAATAAATTGTATATAATTATTTTATTGATTGGGAGATAAACATGAATCAAATCACACTAAGCACTGTAGATTTGGAAAAGATTCAAAGAATTGTTGATAAATTCGATATTACAGAATTTGAACTAATTAAAGATTCATCAACTGGAATAGGATACACACTGGATATTACATTCTGGACAAATGTTAATGGTCTTTATTGTCAGGTTGTGGTTCCTTTGGTTAATACAGAGGAATGGTAAGATTAATGCGGGTGTAGCGCAATAGGTAGGAGGCAACAGACTTAAAATCTGTACAGTGCGGGTTCGAATCCCGCCACCCGCACCAAGTTTTAGAATTTTAAAAGTGATATAGGGTACAAGCATTCAACTCTTTAAAAACAAAATTTTTATAAATAATAGTATAAGGAGAATTTTATGCTATTATGTAAATTTTGTAATAAAGAATGTAAAAATGACAACTCGTTGAGAAATCATGAAAGACTTTGTAAAAATAATATATCTAGACAGATACTAATTTGGGACGGTTCAGGTAGAAGAGGCAAATCAGGAGGTAATCAATACACTAAAGCGAAACGGCTGGGTATTGAACCACCAAAAATGTCAGATGAAACTAGACAAAAAATTTCAAATGCTGCTAAAAATCAAATTTGGGACGAATCTAGAAGATTGAAACATTCTCAATCTATGAAAAAAGCAGTCTTAGAAAATCCCGAATCATACACCAGTAAAAATGTTTGCGGTAGAGTAAAAATTGAAGATTATTGTGGCGAAAAGTTTCATGGTAAATGGGAACTTGAAACAGCAATATGGTTAGATAAAAATAATATAAAATGGGAAAGAAAGGTAAATCCATTCAATTATTTCTGGAATAATGCATGGCATTTATATTTTCCAGATTTTTATCTACCAAAATTAAATGTTTATCTCGAAGTTAAAGGATACGAAACCGAAAGAGATAAATGCAAATGGAATTCAGTTTTCAATTTAGTCATTTTTAAGAAAAATGAAATACAATTATTAAGAAAAGATTCAAATGCTCTGGTAACTCACCTGGTAGAGAGTGCTCGGCTCATAACCGAGGAGGCAGGGTTCAAGTCCCTGACGGAGCACCAAAATAAATAATAGCATCCAAAGTTTTAATTTTTGAGACTATCATGGAACAAAGAGTATTAGGATTAGACATTTCAGGTAACCCATTCAAGTGGCTTTCTATAGAGGAAGCTGTGCATTATTACGCTTCCGACAAAGTTGTGTGGGAACTCGGTGATGACTTACAGACTTTCCGTGGTGGACACCAAAGAGATGGCCATCGTTCAATGATTACAGCTAAGTCAATCATTGCTGTTCGTGGTGAAACTCAAAAAACTAAACAATTATCCACAATCAATACACATGGTAACTATCTGTTATTTCGTAGAGACCATCATATGTGTGCTTATTGTGGTGGTGAATTCGATTCTAGTGTTTTGACCAGAGACCATGTTCATCCAAAAAGTCGTGGTGGTTCAAACGCTTGGGAAAATTCTGTTACTGCTTGCAAACCATGTAATATGAGAAAGTCAAATAAGACACCAGAAGAATCCAATATGCTTCTGCTATATTTGCCATACAGACCTTGCAGATGGGAAACATTCATTCTACAAAACAGAAATGTTATAGCAGACCAAATGGAATACCTAAAAGCAAAATTACCAAAACATTCAAGATATTCTTCTTGACATAGGCAACAGTTTAAAGTATAATGTAACTTTAAATGCCCCCGTAGCGTAGTGGATGACGCAGTGCTCTTCTAAAGCATTATACGGGAGTTCGATTCTCTCCGGGGGCGCCATGAATTTGGAGTTATGTTATGAAAGACCGTCAAATCAAAGCATATATGGAAACCGCAATGGTTTTCTCGAAATTATCATATGCAACAAGACTCAAAGTAGGCGCTATAGTAGTTAAAGATGATAGAATTATTTCAATCGGATACAATGGAACTCCTTCTGGTTGGGATAATGATTGTGAATATTGGTTCGAAGATGGTGACATTGGTTCTGGATGGAAAACCAAACCAGAAGTCTTACATGCTGAAGAAAACGCTATTCTAAAATTAGCAAAAAGTAATGAAAGTGGTGATGGTGCCACTTTGTTCATCACTCATGCGCCATGTATTCAATGTGCTAAAATGATTTATGGTGCAGGTATCAAAGAAGTATTCTATAAAGAAGTCTATAGGTCCGAAGATGGACTCTCATTCTTAAATAAATGTAATGTATTAGTTCGTAAAATTGGAGATTAAAATGAAAGTATCTGTATTAAAATTGGTGACCGGTGAAGATGTATTAGGTGATGCTGTTGAATGTACCGATGAATATATAACATTAGAGAATCCAGTAGGACTATCAATTGTTCGTGGACATGACGGACAACCCAATATTGGATTTTCTCCATTTCCACTTCACGCTGAACCGAAGACCGGAAACAAATTTCAATTCAAGACACAACACATCATCTATTCATACTTACCTGCGGAAGACTTTGTTAAGAATTATGAACAAATTTTTGGAACAGGATTGATTACTCCTCCTGAAAAGAAAATCATCTTAGGATAATAATGCCAGATAACTTTTTCTACACAAATGTACAATCTCTCGGTAATTTCATTCTTTACCGTGGGGTTAAAAACGGTAAAAGATTCAAACAGAGAATTGGATATCAACCAACATTATATGTTCCAGCCCGAAAAGTAACAAACTACACAACACTCAATGGTGAGTATTTGGAACCATTCCGTGCAGGTTCCATCCGTGAATCTAGAGATTTCATTAAGAAGTATGATGATGTACAAGGATTCAAGATTTATGGACAAACCAGATTCGAATATGCGTTTATTGCAGACCAACATCCCGGTATGGTCGAATGGGAAAAAGAACAAATATCCGTGGCAGTAATTGATATTGAAGTTGGTTCAGAAAATGGATTTCCAGACCCATACAAAGCAGAAGAGCCAATCACCGCTATTGGTATTAAGTTCCTCGGTGGTGATATGTATGTCTTCGGATGTGGAGACTATGAAACCAAAGGCGATGAAAAATATATCAAGTGTCGTGATGAATATACTCTATGCCAGAAGTTCTTAGATTTCTGGCAGAAGTTTTGTCCTGATATTATTACTGGATGGAACACCAAATTCTTTGATATTCCGTACATCATCAACAGGATAACTAAACTTTTGGGAGAAACTGAAGCTAAGAAGTTATCTCCATGGAATTATATTTCGTCCAGAAAAACCACAATCAACGGTCGGGAATTAATTGCATATGAGATTTGTGGAGTGTCAGGATTAGATTATATTGAACTATATAAATGGTACGCTCCTGGTGGAAAGTCTCAAGAATCCTACAGATTGGATTATATTGCTGAAGTTGAGGTTGGCGAAAACAAAATTTCATATGATGAATATGATAACCTTTATCAATTATACAGACTGAATTATCAAAAGTTTATTGAGTATAACATCAAGGATGTTGAGCTTATCCTGAAACTTGAGGATAAGTTAAAGTTGTTGGAACTGGCGATGACTTTGGCATACGACACGAAAACAAATTATGAAGATGTTTTTGCTCAGACAAGAATGTGGGACGCTCTAACATATTCATATTTGTTGAATAGAAACATTATTGTTCCACCAAAAGTTGTAAAAGATAAAGATTCTGCGTTTGAGGGTGCTTATGTCAAAGACCCACAAGTTGGTAGACATGAATGGGTTGCTTCTTTTGACTTGAATTCTCTGTATCCGCATTTGATGATGCAGTATAACATTTCACCCGAAACTTTGGTTGAACCGGAGAATTATACGGAAGAAATGAGGAGTGTTCTGACTCAAGGAATAAATGTTGAAAAGTTATTGAATAAAGAAATTGATACATCAATCTTGAAATCACAAAATGTGACATTAACTCCAAATGGTCAATTTTTCAGAACTGATATTCAGGGATTCTTACCTTCTATGATGGAAGAGATGTATGAGGACCGTAAAAAGTTCAAAAAATTGATGATTCAGGCCAAAAAAGAATATGAGAAAGAAACTGATAGTTCTAAGTTGTATGAAATCGAAAAACGAATAGCCAGATATGAGAATCTACAATTAGCAAAGAAGGTGTCACTAAACTCAGCTTATGGTGCACTTGGTTCTCAGTATTTTAGATTTTATGATTTAAGACAGGCACTAGCGGTAACTCTAGCTGGTCAACTTTCAATTCGATGGATTGAAAATAAATTAAATGCTTATATGAATAAGCTATTAAAAACGGAAGACGATTATGTTATTGCGTCCGATACTGATTCGATTTATCTTAGACTTGGTCCGTTGGTACACAAAGTATTCGATACTGGTACGCCGACAGATAAGGTCATCGCCTTCATGGACAAGGTCTGTGAAGATAAGTTACAACCGTATATTGATGAAAGTTATTCTGAGCTTGCTACGTATATCAATGCTCTTGCTCAAAAGATGCAAATGAAACGTGAAGCACTGTCGGATAAAGGTATTTGGACAGCTAAGAAAAGATATATTCTTAATGTATATAATAATGAGGGTGTTGCTTATAAAGAACCACAACTCAAAGTTATGGGACTTGAAATGGTGAAATCGTCTACACCATCCGTCGTCCGTGGTAAGATGAAAGAGATTATCAAAGTAATTCTAAACGGAACAGAAGATGATGTTCATAAGTTTATTGCTAATTTCAAGAAAGAGTTTAATGGATTACCAGTGGAAGACATTTCATTTCCTCGTGGAGTAAATGACTTCAAACAGTATACAGATAATTCTACTATATATCGTAAGAGTACACCAATTCACGCTAAAGGTGCTTTGATATATAACCATTACCTGAAACAATTCAAATTGGATAAAAAATATCCATTAATTAATGAAGGCGAAAAGATTAAGTTTGTTTATCTTAAAACACCAAATACAATAAATCAATCTGTCATTTCATTCTCCTCTAGAATTCCAAAAGAGTTTGATATTGATAAGTTTGTTGACTATGATACACAATTTGAGAAAACCTTTGTCGATCCAATTAAGATTATTCTATACTGTCTAAATTGGCACACAGAAAAACAAAGCACATTAGAGGACTTCTTTGGATGATTTTCTTAACATTTCTAACAGCTCTAACATTATCAGGAATAGCTGCATATTATTCTATTGTTGGACTAGCACTCATTTTTCCTGGTGCTTTCTGGCCAGTTGTTGTAATGGGTGGAGTATTAGAAGTGGCAAAACTAGTTACAGCATCATGGTTGTATAGGAACTGGAAAAAGGTTCCTATACTCCTGAAAACATATTTGACTTCTGCTGTTTTGATTTTAATGTTAATCACATCAATGGGAATCTTCGGATTTTTATCTAAGGCTCATATTGAACATTCAACTGAATTGGCACCAATGGCGGACAAGATGCAATCGTATGAATCTAAGATTGCATATCAGAAAGAATTGATTCAATCCAACCAAACACTAATTAAACAGATGGATGATGCTGTAAATCAAGTGATGGCTAGAACCGATGATGTTAGAGGAGCAGAAAGAGCATTAAAAATTAGAAGAAGTCAAGGTAAGGATAGAGCTAGATTGGTTTCCGAAATTGATATAGCTCAAACGGAAATTGCCAGATTGATGGAAGAACAAGCCCCAGAGTTGTCTAAAATGAGAACTTTTGAGGCGGATTTAGGTCCAATAAAATATGTTTCCGAAATCATATATGGTAGTTCCGAAACCGGTGTAGTGGACAAAGCTGTAAGAATGGTAATAATCATAATTATGCTTGTCTTCGACCCACTAGCTGTGTTATTATTGATATGTGGTAATATGTCATTAAGGGAATATTATGAGACTAAGAATAGCATTTCTAAACCACATGAGACTGAACCAGCGGTGGTTAATAAAGAACAGATGGTTCAAAGCAGTAAGAATCAAAGAAAGAAGACTAAATCTAAAAATGAATCAACAGGAAGATTAGTTGATGAAGGTAATATTACTGAAATGGATAATGCCAATACTGTTTTGAATTTTGTGGATAATCCAGAAGTTCATCATTATGGCCATATTTACACAGTTGATAAAAAATAGTTTACATTATAGAGGATAAAATATGAGTATATTAGAAAAGATTAAAAAGAATTCTACAATTAAAGAGTCAGCAATTCTTTCCAAATCTAAATTTTTCAATGATAAGGACATGATTGCAACATCGGTTCCTATTATCAATGTGGCTTTGTCAGGAAGTTTAGATGGTGGATTGACTCCCGGTTTGACGATGTGGGCTGGTCCATCAAAACACTTCAAGACAGCCTTCTCATTATTGATGGCTAAATCGTATTTGGACAAATATCCAGATGCTGCTCTCCTATTCTATGATTCTGAATTTGGTACACCTAAAGCATACTTCAAGTCATTCGGTATTGATATGGACCGAGTTTTACATGTGCCTCTGTTGGACATTGAACAATTGAAGTTTGATATTATGAACCAACTATCCAACTTTGAACGTGGTGAAAAAGTTATTATTGTTATTGATTCAATTGGTAATTTAGCCTCTAAGAAAGAAATTGAAGATTCATTGGAACAAAAATCAGTTGCGGACATGACTAGAGCTAAACAAGTTAAGTCTCTGTTCCGTATGGTTACTCCACACCTGAATCTAAAAAATATTCCTATGATTGTGGTCAATCACACATATAAAGAAATTGGTATGTTTCCAAAAGATATTGTTGGTGGTGGTACAGGTTCTTATTATGCAGCTGATAATATCTTTATTATTGGTAGACAACAAGAAAAAGAAGGTAAAGATGTAGTTGGATTCAGTTTTATTATTAATGTGGAAAAATCCAGATATGTTAAAGAAAAGTCTAAAATTCCTGTTTCTGTATCCTTTGAAGGTGGTATTTCTCGTTGGAGTGGTTTGTTGGACCTTGCTCTTGAGTCTGGTCATGTTATTAAGCCTACTAATGGATGGTATTCAAAGGTGGATAAGTCAACTGGAGAGATAGGCGAAAAGTGTAGATTGGATAAAACAGAAACTAAAGAGTTTTGGGAAAGTATCATCACTGATGTTTCCTTTAAACGATTCATTGAAGACAAATATAGAATTTCGGCCGGTGACATGATTCAAGATGACATAGCCAAAACATTTGAAGATGACATTGAAGATTTGGTAGAACTAGAAGGAGAATAATTATGAAAAAGTTGACAGAAGGAATTGATTATGAATATGTTGTATCGGAAAAAGACAAAAATTCTATTCATATTAAATTGTTGACCGGTGAATATAAGGATGTATTATTCAAATATGGTAAAGTTGGGTTCGAAGAAGAAGAAAACGATATGGTCTATTTACAATTCGACTTTGCTGTGATATCCTCTCCCATTAAGAAGGTTGAAAAAGACGTAAACTTTAAAAACTATATTGGTGATTTACTGACCCAAATTATTACCGGTAATTTAGAAATTGATGAAGAAGGATATTATGACGAGAACCGAACAGACGATATTGAAGAATCTGATTTACGATGAGGAATTCTCAAGGAAAGTATTACCATTCATTAAGTCTGATTATTTCTCCGATAGAACCGAAAAACTAATCCACAGTAACGTAAATGATTTCATTCTGAAATATAATGCAATGCCATCGTATGAGGCACTTGTTATTTCGGTTAAAGACATTAGTGGATTAACATCGGAAGAAGTTGATAAGGCTATTAATTATTTGGATGAATTACGTCAGGCTAAAGATGAAAAATCTGATTTAAATTGGCTAATAGACTTGTCGGAGAAATTCTGCCAAGAGAAAGCTATCTACAATGCTGTTCTGGAATCTATTCAAATTCTAGATGGCAAAGGACATAACGATAAGGGAGCAATACCAAAGGTGTTGTCGGATGCCTTGGCTGTATCGTTTGATTCTCATGTCGGTCATGATTACTTGGCTAATTCTGAAGAGCGTTATGATTTTTATCATAAAACTGAAAAGAGAATTCCTTTCGACTTGGATTATTTCAACAAAATCACTAAAGGTGGCTTACCACAAAAGACACTGAATGTTGCGCTAGCGGGCACCGGCGTGGGTAAGTCACTATTCATGTGTCATATGTCAGCATCCTGTATATCTCAGGGATTTAATGTTCTGTATATTACCATGGAAATGGCCGAAGAGAAGATTGCTGAGCGTATTGATGCTAACCTAATGAATGTTTCGTTGGATGATTTATCACAATTGCCAAAAGATATCTATCTAAAGAAGATAAATCGTGTGAAAGATATGTGTACCGGTAAATTGATTATCAAGGAATATCCAACAGCGGCCGCATCAACAGTCCACTTTAGAACATTATTGAATGAATTGAATCTGAAAAAGAACTTTATTCCTGATATCATTTTTATTGACTATTTAAATATTTGTACATCATCTAGAATCAAACCCGGATCAAATGTAAATAGTTATTCATATATCAAATCTATCGCCGAGGAACTAAGAGGCCTTGCGGTTGAATTTAAGGTGCCGATTGTTACAGCCACACAAACAACCAGGTCCGGTTTCACCAATTCAGATCCTGGTCTAGAAGACACCTCAGAATCTTTTGGATTGCCAGCAACAGCAGACTTCATGTTTGCTTTAGTTTCATCTGAGGAACTAGAAGAACTGAATCAAATTATGGTTAAACAATTAAAGAATCGATATAATGACCCAACATCCTATAAACGATTTGTTCTAGGAGTTGACAGGTCTAAAATGAAGTTGTATGATGTTGAACAATCAGCACAGAGTTTGTCGGATTCAGGCCAAGATAAACCATTAAATTCATTCGGTAATAGAGAGAAACCCAATAAAGATAAATTTGAAGGTTTCAAGGTATGATTTATGTGGAAGTATCAGGCACAAGGAAAAAGTATTTAAAACTTCTAATAAAAGAAGCCTGTTACTTTTACTTATATAAATTGAAAGTCACAAAAAGAACAATACCATTGGACATAAGAATAGTTTTGTGCGATATTTCGCATGAGGGATTATGTGATTTTAACCATGATTATCAATTTCCAGAATTCGAATTATCACTTAATAGAAACATCGATGAACCTAAAATTTTATCAACACTGGCTCATGAAGTTGTCCATCTTAAACAATTTTTAAGAAAAGAAATTAAAAATGTTAATGGAGTATATCATTGGAAAAAACAAGTAGCATTAAATGAAGAGTGGGAAGAAGAAGCTTATCACATGGAAAATATTTTATATAAAGAATTTATAAATGAAAAATTTAAGTAAAGAACAAGCAGTATATGTAGCTAATCTGTTTAAAGATTACTTCTCCAATTATTCAGATATTGAATCTTATATGAGGGATGAGAAAATTAAATCATTGGATTATTTGTCCAATCCTTTATTTCCTATTGAAGATGATTTGTTTTCTGACTTTTCTATGCACCCAAATGATATGGATATCGAACTATGCCGTATCAATCCGAAACAATGGACAAATCTTCTAAACATCACATCATCCCATATCAATAAAGCACCAGTCGGTCGTAATATTGAATTGGCAGCCCGTGAGAAGAACACTGGAAAGATCCTTGGTTTCATCCGTATGGGTTCACCTGTTATCTACATGAAGCCAAGAAATCAACTACTAGGACAAGTTTTCTCACAGGAGGCTGAATGGTCAAAACGATTCAATGATGCCTCGATGATGGGTTTCGTTATTGTTCCCTCACAACCATTTGGTTTTAACTATCTTGGAGGTAAGTTATTGGCCCTGATGTGTACCTCACATGAAGTCCGTGAAATTTGCAATAAGAAATATGGCATGAATTTATGTTTGTTTGAAACTACGAGTTTGTATGGTTCAACTAAAGGAGTTTCACAATATGACGGATTGAATCCTTACATTAAGTATAGGGGTATGACTGAATCTGATATGATTCCTATGCTTCACGGCAAAGATTGGGAAAACATGCGTGATTATGTTGAAGGAATTGTTGGTGACTTATTGGAAGGTGACAGTTCAACAACAAGCAGAAAACTCAGGTCATTTACGAAGATTATAGCATTGACCAAATCAGCACTTAAAGGAACTCCAGAGGCTGAAGAATTCAATGAAGTTATCAACAAAGCAAAATCATTGACCGAACAAAAGAGATACTACACTAGCAATTATGGTTTTGCTAATTACATTGATTATATTAACTGTAAGACTGATAAATTGATTCCTGGTGAAAATTATGAAAAACATAATCTTTCAAATATCATAGAATGGTGGAGAAAGAAAGCATCCAACAGATATGACAATTTAAAATCAGAAGGTAGATTGAGGACGGAATTGGAAGTTTGGAATTCTGGCAAAGACATTCAAATTATTAGATAAATATTTATATTTAATGAGCTGATATATGGCCTACACATTTTTTCCCGAATCGTCATCAGAAATCAAAACCAAACTAAAGGATTTTGATAAAAATAAAGTCCAGGAGATTGTAGAAGTTTTTAATTATCTAAACAATAAATTTAAAGATATTAAAACTCCTATTAACATTGATCCTAAGTCAATTAGTAAAATAAATGTAACAAGACAATTACAAGGTGCCATCGAACTCAAAGAAATAAAAAATGTGACCAAAATTTCCAAAATTTCTATGAAATTTGGTTCAGGATCATCTGGTGGCCGAGGAGTTATGAATAAAGGAAATGCTTATGAATTCTTATTAGCGAAAGCGATTGAAGATTGGTGGAATGGAGAAGAAGTAAATGATTCCAACTTATTATCTACGGTAGAAGAACTTTCGGAATTGCTTAAACTGAAAGAATGTAAAAATTTAAAAGTGGAAACTGTGGGAGAATTGAATAATAGAAGACCTATTGTTTTTAGTCCCAGTGTTAAAATATCTTCTCAAATTTCAGTAGTTGACAATAATTTAGGCCCTGTTGTTACTGATATAACTTTGACAACTTGTAATAATAAAAAAATATATTTGTCACTTAAAACTGGAGGAACTGTTACCTTTTTTAATTCTGGAGTTAGAACAGTTTTGACGCCTAGTGAAATAAAATCCGGAAAAATTAAGAACACCAATGGGATAAAGTTACTAAAAATGTTCAACATTGACCCGTCTATTTTTTGTGATGTGTTTAATGGAAAAATGAAAAAAGGCATTAAGGAAGATGTTTGGAAAACAATGAATTCTATACAAAGGAATCAACTAAAGGACTTTCTAAAATCAGGTATAGGCCACGGATTCATAATAGTTCATAAATTATCCAGCAAAACAAAAATATATACAATCGATAAGAATTACATGGAGAAAGCGGCATCACCAAAATCTTGTGTTGTGTATTATGGTGGAAAAACAGGAACAGGAAAAAGAATTGATATGGAAATAGAAACTGGCCATTACATATTAAAATTAAACATTCGAGACACACAAGGAACTGATGGATATCCAACACGGATGATGTGTGACTATTCTTACTTATAGGAGAAAAACATGTCACTATCATATGATGTGCAAAGTATATTAAAACAGTATGAGGATATGTCCGATGATTTCGGATTCTCAGCTGTATCCGAAGAAGAATACAATTCAGTTATCAATGAGACCGCTCAAACCGCTGATGATTATAAAGTCAGATTACAGGAAGTTGAAAAGTTAATTATTCCATTCCTACAAAAACTATATGCTACTTCCGATAAAGAATACATATATTGGCCTAACCGCAAACCAATTATTGAAAGTCAAATAAGTAAAATTTTAAAATTAACACGTGGATAAATTATGGACATTTTTATTATTACCTCAACCTTAAAACCTAAGGTGGGTGTGATTGACCAAGAAACAAGATACCAACAATCATTAGAAACCATTGAATCTATCAAAGAAAAAGCACCAGATTCCATCATCATGATGTTGGATTCTTCACCTGAACCAGTTGAAGACTATAAGGTGGCCAACTTAAAATCTAAAATTAATTATTACATATCACTAACATCCCATTCACACGCAATTGAATTAGGAAACATTGGTCACAAAAGTGCCGGTGAATGTTATATAATGATAGTTGCTTTTGATGTTATTCGAAACTTGAATCTTAAAAATATCCGAAGAATATTTAAAATTACCGGCCGGTCAGTTTTAAATTCAAATTTTGATATCTCATATTATGATGACCCAAAATTAATTGGCAAGTTTGTATTCAAAACGCCGGTGGTGTCCTGGATTTCACCCACTATGAAGTTGGTTGATACTCGATTATGGTCGTTTAGTTATGACATGATTGAAGATGTGGACAAGATGGTCCGAGAAGCCTATGAAAAGTGTATGGCAGGCAAACTGGATTTGGAACACGTATATTATAATCTACTAGATAAGAACAAGTTGATAGGGAAAGATGTTATTGGCTTAACTTGTCAAATTTCGAGAGATGGAGAAATCGTACATGACTAATCAACCTCTAGTGACTGTCATCACACCAACAACAGGTACAAAATATCTTGAGCAAAATCTATTATCAGTGCAAAACCAAAGTTATAAAAATGTTCAACATCTAGTTGTTGTTGATGGACATAGTGATGAAGCGTTTAAATTATTGAAACACCACAGAGCTCACCATGATGCAATATTACTACCATATAATGTTGGCTCTGGTGGATTCAATGGTCACAGGATCTATGGAGCAGCAACATATCTAGCTAAAGGAGACTTTCTGGTATTTTTAGATGAAGATAATTGGATAGAACCAAACCATATAGAAACATTGGTTGAATCAATACAAGACAATATGTGGTCGTTCAGTCTCCGTAAAATTACCGATATGGATGGTAACTACATATGTAATGATGATTGTGAATCTTTGGGTAACTGGAAGTCTGTCATCAATGATTATTTTGTTGATGTGAACTGTTATATGATACACAAACAGATAGCATTACAATTCTCGCCAGGATGGTATCGTAGAGCTAGAANNCCAAACGAACAACCAGAAGTGGTATAGGTTACTAAGTTGGTTTCTCAGACAAAATAATTATAAAGCTAATTGTACAGGAGAGTATACGGTAAACTACCGTGCAGGAAATAGAGAAGATTCCGTTCAGGCCAAATTCTTTGAACAGGGCAATAAAGTTATGTTTGATAATTACAAGGGTGAATTTCCATGGAGAAAAAAGACTTAATTATTGGTGTTTGTTCCAATTTACAATATGATGATGTTAAACCTTGGGTGAAATCATCGAGAGATTGTGGATTTAAAGGTGATGTTGTTCTTATGGCTATCGATATGGATGAAGATAGTGTGAAGAAAGTGGAAGCTGATGACGTGAAAGTTATCAAGGTAAAACCACACGGATCCATGCGAATTCACATGGAAAGATTTTACCACATACACAAGTTTCTTTCAGAAAATGGCAGAAATTACGATTATGTGACATCCACCGATGTTCGTGATGTTATTTTCCAAAGAAACCCATCAGACTTTTTCGACTTCTTCACTAGAAAACAAGGAGTGTCTTCGGGTGAAGCTATACAAATTAAAAACGAACACTGGAACAGAGACAATATAATCAAAAACTTCGGTGAATACTTTTATGAATCGATAAAAGAAGAAGTTGTTCAATGTGTCGGCATACTATCAGGAACAGCATCATATATCAAGAATTTATCATTCTACATATATCAAATGTCACTAAATCGTCCCGACTGGGTAGCGGATCAAGCTGCATACAATATGATTATACATAATACACCATGGAAACAACTCACACACTTCTCAACATTAAAAGACGCCTGGGCTATTAATTGCCATGTTACAAACTATGAACGAGATAAACAAAAGTTCGAGCCTTACCTTTTAGAAAAAAGACCTTATTTTAAAGATGGTTTAGTTGTCAATTCGGATGGTGAACCATTCCATATAGTTCATCAATATGATAGGGTTTCTGAATGGAAATCATATTATGAGCAAAAATATAATATAAAAATTAAATCACAGTATGTTTAAGATTGGAGTTATAGAATGTATGTATCAGGTATAGGTTTAGGTGAATTATCACTTCAATATGATTCTCCTCTTGTTTTGGAAATTGGTTCAGCTGAGGGTGAAACATCCGAGTATTTACTTAAACACAATAAAGATTTGAAATTGGTCTCGGTTGACCCATATTCTGATTATTTGGATTGGAATGGAAATTATTTGAATAATAGAAATGGTGTTTATGAGAATTACATAAAAAGAATGGAAAAATATTCAGATAGGTTTATACAAATCCGAAAAACATCCGATGATGCTGTTGTTCATTTCGAAAAAGACCAATTTGATATTATTTTTATTGATGGTCTACATACATACGACCAACTTATTAAAGACTGCCACAATTATTATGACAAAGTGAAGGATGGTGGTTTATTTTCAGGACATGATTATAATGTCATTAAAGAAGTCAATAAAGCAGTTAAGGAGTTTGCTCAGTTGGTGGGTAAAGAAATATTAACAACAGATAATGATGTTTGGTATTGGTATAAATGATGAACGATATCACAATAATTACAGCCTTCTTCGATATTGGCAGGTCGACTTGGACACCAGACAAAGGCCTTCCGCATTATTTACACAGAAGTAATGAAACCTATCTGGAAAGATTCGGTATTATGGCTAAATTGAATAATGAAATGGTCATATACACCACTGAAGAGTTTGCTGATATCATTCAAGAATATAGAAAAGGAAAGGAAGATAAAACTCAAGTTGTTGTTTTGGACTTCAAAAATAGTTTCAAAGAAATGAGATTAGCGATTGCAGAAGTGCAAACAAATGAAAATTATCAAAAGATGATATCACCCACACAAAGATTGAATCCTGAATACTGGTCGGCCGATTATGTTTTGGTTAATGCTTTAAAGTCTCATTTTGTAAATAAAGCAATTAGTGATGGATATGTTAATAATGAAATGGTTGCTTGGATAGATTTTGGTTATTGTAGAAATGGAGATATGTTGGGTGGCCATCATCATTGGAACTTCAATTTCAACCAAGATAAAATTCATTTCTTCCAACAGAGAGAGTGGGATCCAAACAAAACAATCCAGCATGTTATATCCAACAATGAAGTGCATATGTTAGGTGCTAAAATTATAGCCAGTAAACAAATGTGGTCAATTTTGGAGAAGTTAATATTCCATTCATTGGAATTATTACTACAAAATAATATGGTTGACGATGACCAAACACTTATGTTAATGTCATACCTATTTAAGCCTGAGTTATTCGAATTACATAAAATAGTCCAAGATGATAGTTGGATTGTCCACAATTCAGTTTTCAAAGAATATAACATATAAATAGCCATATAAATTACGACCATAGTGTGTTGTTTCCATGAAAAATATAAAATATTTCCTAAAAGAAGAGCAGGAAGAAGGCTCTAAATTGAAGCACATCGAACACCTGGAAGACCATATCATTAATGATGGTCACCAAGGATTTGAAAGTGCTATTGGTGCTTTACATAAAGTTAAAAGTCACATCGAGATGGGTAAGCATGATTCTGACCTGACAATGAAACACGATGGGTCTCCCAGTATAGTTTATGGTCATCATCCGGAGAACGGTAAGTTTTTTGTAGCTAGTAAGTCAGCTTTCAACAAAACACCAAAAATTAATTATACACCAGAAGATGTTGAAAAGAATCATGGTCATGCTCCTGGTCTAGTTGAAAAATTAAAACACGCACTAACCCATCTACCTAAGGTTACTCCAAAAAAAGGTGTATATCAGGGTGATGTTATGTTCTCCGGTGACGATGTGCAAGAGAATAATAATAAAGTCCACTTCAAACCGAACACAATATCATATTCGGCCAGAAAAGATAGTTCTGAAGGTGAGAGAATATCTAAAGCTAAGTTCGGATTGTACACACATACAGAGTATAGAGGTAAAGATGCAGCATCAATGAACGCACACTTTGATCCTGATATGTCTAAGTTTAAATCTCACCCAGATGTTTACCACAGAGAACCTGGACATGACACATCGAAAGTAAACTTGACAGATGATGATAAAAAGTTGTATGATTCTCATGTTGGTGCTGCCACAAAACTTCACAAGAAACATGGAACACAGATGTATACGCCTTTGGAGAAGAATAAAGACCATGTTAAGACTTATATCAACAAAACAATTAGAACGGGCGAAGACCCGTCACATGAAGGATTGATGCAACACATAACCCAACACTACGGCAAAATGATTGATAAAGTATCAACACCAGCTGCTAAAAATAGAAAAGCGGAAGAATTGAAAGGTCACCTATCCCATATTGAATTAAACAAAGACCATTATAATAATCTTTTCGATACACACAAACACCTAGCGGCAGCTAAAGATGTTCTTGTTAATGCTTTGTCTAGACACACAGGAGGACTAGACCACCACATTTCAGGTGAAAAAGTTAAACCTGAAGGTTTTGTGCTGAACCACAATGGAACTCCAGTGAAATTAAATGATAGAAAAGAATTCAATAGATTAAATTTCTTAGCGAGTAAAAATAGATGAAATCGTTTAATAATTTCATAACGGAATCTGAAGCTAAAGGAGGTCTACATATGTTCGATGTAGATGATACTCTATTCCACACGACAGCTAAGATTCATGTTGTCAATTCTAAAACAGGAGAGACAAAACAAACATTAGATAACAGTGAGTTTAATACACACACTTTACCCGATGGACACCACTATGATTTTCAAGAATTCAGAAATGCTGATAAGTTCCACAAAGAATCTAAACCAATCCACAAGATGATTGCTAAGATTCGTAAGTTACACGATAATGTCAAGAAAAAAGAAGGTAGTAAGGTTATCCTAAATACCGCTAGAGCTGACTTTGATGATAAAGATAAATTCTTAGATAAATTTAAACAACATGGAATCGATATAGATAATATACATGTTGAGAGAGCTGGTAACATTCCAGGAAATGAACATCCGGCTGAGAAGAAAGCACAAATAGTTCGTAATCATTTAGCTAGACAAAAATATAAACACGTTTCTCTATATGATGATAGTAAAGCTAATCTGAATAGGCTATTGAAAATGAAACATGAATATCCTGATGTTCAATTTCATGCATACCACGTACAACCGGACGGAACAGTAAAGAAACACAAGGACGTTTGATGAAATGGCAGGATTTATATATCTATGGAAAGACAAAAAACGAAATCTTTATTACCTAGGAAGCCATTTGGGTGATATTGATGATGGATATGTAGGAAGTAACAAAAGATTTAAATGTGCACACATATCTAGGCCAAACACATTTCGCAGAAGAATATTAGAATGGTATCAAAATATATCACATAAGGATTTGTTACAAAGGGAACAGATTTGGTTAAATAAAATAAAACCAGAAGAATTGAATTGTGTTAAATATTATAATGAGAAAAAAATGGCTACAGGCGGAGACATAATATCCACTTTACCGGTAGACCGAAAAATACAACATTCAATTAAAAGTGGTTTAGCCAGTAAGAAATATTGGACGAATATCACGGACGAAGAATTACAAATAAGAAAAAAAACTGCATTCGGTGGTAATACATTCGATAGGAGTTATATGAAACTGAGAAATAAGAATTTGTGTTCCAGAACTGCTGAAATTTATACTCCTGATGGAGTTAAATGTATTGTCACGAATATAAGTGAATTTTGTCAAATCAACAACTTGAATTATGGAAATATGAAAACAGTATTACGGGGAAATAGGAAATCTTGCAAAGGATTTACAGGAAAATATCTATGAAATCATTTTTAGATTTAATGGAAGAGGAAACTAAAGCTGTTGCCATGTTATTTGGTAGAATGCAGCCTCCAACAAAAGGACACGAAGAAAATGTTAATGGTTTGAAAGAGTTGGCAGCAAAACACAATGCTGACCATGTTGTCATAGCTTCCCATTCACATGACCCTAAAAAGAATCCACTTTCTCCGGAACAAAAAGAGAAACACCTGACAAGAGCATTTCCTGGTACAAATATTGTCATGGCCAATAAAGAGAGACCAACCTTAATGCATCACGCTCAGGCTCTCCATAAACAAGGATATACTCACCTAATTGTTGCTGGTGGTGGAGACAGAGCCAAAGACTATGAAACATTACTGAAAAAGTATAATGGTAAGTTCGATGAAAAAGGTAACGGATACCATTTTAAGAAAATTACAGTAGCATCAACCGGTGAACGGAAAGAAGGAATTTCTGGTACCGATATGAGAAATCATGTCAAAAATAATAATTACCACGAATTTAAACAAAATCTTCCATCAGCAATGCAAAACAACGACAAACACGCCAGAGAATTATTTCAGGATGTTCGTAGAGGTATGGGCATCCATGAAAATGTCAATCGTGGTATGTTCAAGGCTCTTTTCTTGGTTGGTGGTCCAGGTTCAGGCAAGAATGTTATTATTCATGAAGCTGTTGCTGAAAGAAATGCTGTAGAAATTAATTCAAATAAAGCTTACGACTTCTTAATGGATAAAAAGAGATTATCGGAAGAAACGAAAGATTATCAACTAAATGCTATTCGTAATAGACAAGCTTTGGTGATTAATGGTCCTTCAGATGATTTGGAGAAAATCAAATCAATCAAAGAAGAACTCGAAGAGCTCGGATACATGACGATGATGGTGTTCGTCAATACAACTAATGAGGTTTCATACAGCAGAAACCTTCAACATTCACGAATCATTTCAGAACAAATTAGAAATGACAAGTGGCAAAAATCACAAAACAACTTAAATTATTTTTATGAATTGTTTGACTATTTTATGGTATTTGATAATTCAGTTAATCTTATGGAATCAAATATCATAATCCGTGAACAGAAAGAAAACGAAATCAGTGTAATCTGTAATGAAATTTCCTTCTTTTATAAAATGAAAAATCTCAACGAAAACTCCAAAGAATGGTTGAGAAAAAAAGGTATGTTAGACATTAATGAAGATATTAAGTCTTTATTCAATAAGGAAATTATAAATGAAAAAACTATGGCAAGCAATTGTGGATGTACTAAAAAGCCTGGTGTCTCCACAAGAATCATTAGAGATAATAACTCGCCAGTCGACCAATTCCTCAGAAAGTCCGGAAAAATCGATGACGTCCGGGACGGAGATATCAAAACCAGTTCAGGATACGTCTGGAACACCTACGAAGAAAAAGAGGAAGAAGTATTATCACAACCGAAGCTCAAAGTCAGCCCAGAACCCAAAGACCCAAACTTCAACAAAGACAAAGAATACAAAAAGTCCAAAAGAATCTCGCCAGTAAATATGGTTCCAGGTAAAGCAGTTAAAACTGATGGAATCAATTCCACATATGACACCAGAGGACAAGGAACTGTATATCCTATGAGTGGTCTTGGTAATGTGACTTACAGTGAGAGTTTCAGTAAGTTTAGAACTAAACTGAAGAAGGAATCCATCGATTCTCCTTCCACTGAAATGGGTGTGACCGGTGGAGAATATGGTCCATCGAATAAAGATCCAATGGACACCTTAAATAAAATTCCAGTAACCGGTACAATTAAAAAAAAGAAACTCAAAGAACAAGAGGGTGAAGGACACACACCAGAAACACTAGCAAAAAAACATGGTGTGAGTGTGGATTTTATAAATAAGCAAATAGAGATGGGCAAGGGCATAGAGCTCGAACACACTAAATCAAAATCAAAAGCAGTTAAAATAGCAATGGACCATTTGGCTGAATTTCCAGACTATTACAGTCGGTTAGTCAAAATGGAAAAACAAGCCAAAAAACAGGAGAAATAAGATGTTTCAAAAATTCGGTAAAGATGTTCCACAATCGTTAGTTGATGCAGTTGCAGATATTATGGGCGAAGCGAAAGTTGAACCTGCTTCTCCTGACAAAGAAGCAATCGAGCGCCGCAAGAGACTCCAGGCTCTCAAAGATAAACAAGAAGATGAACGTGCAGCAAAAGCTGACCGTGAGTCGGATCCATTGTCTGCCGATTACAAAGAAAAAAAGAGTTCTGGTGTAACAGTTCGTACACACACAGCTAAGTATAAACCCGAAGTTGATGAAGCTTGGGAACCAGAGGAATCTCCAAAAGAACCTTCCGACAGTGAAAAGAAAACATCGGACGAACTTAAAAATAAATCCAAAGAAAATGCAAAAATATTAAATAAAGTTTCAACATCTTTTGGTAAAAAGAATGAAGAAGTTGAATATCTAGAATTCATTGAATCTGTTTATGGAATGAATGAAGAACAACTAGATGATATGATTAATGAAGTTTTAGGTAAAGATGCTTCCGCTGGTGATTGGATTTCTGATTTCACCAAGTCTGATAATCCTAAGTTTGCCGGTAAATCTAAAGCTCAACGCAAGAAAATGGCATTAGCTGCTTACTATGCTAAACAACGCAATGAAGAAGTTGGAGATGTCGAAGAAGAACTAAAGGGAGACCAACACAAGATTGATGCTAACAAGAATGGTAAAGTTGATGCACACGACTTCAAACTTCTAAGAAATAAAAAAAAAGTAACTGAGGAAGAAATTGAAGAATCTCGTGGACATAAGATTGTTGCTAAGAAGTTAGCTCAGATTGCTAGAAGAAATCCTTTGCCACAATCGGATAAGTTAAAAGATGCAGAAAATCTTAAGCAAGTTGAAATTGTAAAACAAAAAGATACTTCTGTTTCACATCCACAATCTAACCTGGATGTTCACGACCAACACTATGATTTAAATAAAAAGACTCACGGTTATGGTGTAGTTCAACATGAAGAAGTCGAAAAGAAAGATGATGTTCCTTTTGATGGAAGCAAACCTAAAGATAACGTAGTTGTCGGTAAGAAAGGCAAAGGTCATGCTAAAGCTAGTTCACTAGCTAAGATGGGTTTAAAACAATTTCTTAAAAAAAAGTCAGAAGTGGGTGAATCTGAATCTAAAGATGACTATGTAAAAAAGCAATATGACAAAACATCAAATCAAGCTTGGGAAAGAGTTCACGCTAAGGATAAAAATCCAATAAGTCGATTTGTTACTAGAGTGGCGGCTCGTGTGTTGGATGGAACAAAAATAGATAGAAAAACCGGAAAAGTTATCAATAATGAAGAGGTTGTGGATGGAGACTTCAAAATCGGCGATAGAGTAGTTGCCAATGGAAGTTTGACTGGTAAACAAACAGGTACGGTCAAAAAAGTAGTTAAAATGGCTAAAGGCAACGGATACTTAGTCAAGCACGATGATAGTAAACTAGATTTAAATTATCCTGCTCACAAATTAGCCAAAGAAGAAGTGGAGTTAGATGAAACTGCTGTCCTAGATAAGTATATCCGTTCTCTTGGTTATGATCCAGAGAAACTAGAAAAAAACAAAAAGGTGATGTTCTCGAAGACTAACGCCTACAAAACATATGCTACTAGAGCAGAAGCTTTGTATGATGGAGGCCAAAAGGGAACACAAGACACTGATAACCACATGTCGCCTGGTGCTACCGCAAGGGGTTAATATGGAACAAATAGTAGAATATAGTGAAGATGTTATTGACCGCTTTATTAGGTCGATGGGATATGACCCTAGACACATTGACAGAGATAAACGAATGGCTTTCACCAAGACTATTCGCTTTCAACAATTTGCCAGAAGAATGAATGCTGGTGATAGTACCGTTAGAGAAGGACTAGATGAGGGCATGACCTACAATAAGAGAGAAATGTCCAAATCTGCTAGAATCATCAAATCAATCTACAAGAAAAAAAGAATGTTAAAGGACGACATGTATGATTGGGAAAAAGATGATAAGGGTGGTACGTCATATGGCAAAAAACCTAAAGTTGGCAAAAATATGTTAGATGGCAATGAAGGTGATGGAGCCGCTGCTGTAATGAGTGGTGGTAAAACATTAACAGGTCAAAAAAGAGATACAGTTGTTATTGACCCGATGATTAAAAAACCAAGACCGGGTTCACCTAACGGCGATAACGATTCACAAACAACTAAATAACAATATAAGTACCAAAAGATACTAAGGAGAAACAAATGGCTTCATGGCAAGGTAACTACGATTCAGCTGCAAATACACCATATTGGTCAGCTGCAACCGTAAATAAAGCACCAACTACTACAGAGGCACAAAGACTGTACGGTAATACATCAGCTAACGCTTACACCACAGGTGAGACTACCGGTGTTTTCGCCGTTGATGATAATGAAGTACAAGTTGCTGGCGCACCTCACGCAGGTTGGATTAAACGAGTAACGGGTTCAGGTGGTCGTGCTGGTAGAGTAACACAGGAAGTTCTTTCTGTTGTTGCTAACTTCAGGTCTGACAATGACAGTGATGATACTTTATATCCAGACGCATCTGTAACTATCACATTACAACCAGAATCACAATCGTTATATTTTGATGAAGAAGGCGCTAATTCTGTAACTTTCTCGGTCGAAGCTGACACATTACCAATTGGTTCAGTGGTGTCATATAACTGGGAAGTTAATGATGGAGTTGAGTGGTTGGATGTTCTCGATGGAGAATCTTCAAATACAACATATGAAGGAAACACAACATCCGAATTAACAGTTACACCAACTGATGTTGATTCCAACACATACGTTTATAGAGTAACAGTAACATCAACACCAACCGGTGGTACAGATGTTTCTGAAACATCAGCAAACGCAACAATCACAATTCTTGCACCTTAATAGATACACAATTGAAGGGGGCTTCGGTCCCCTTTTTTTGGCATAAAAGTATAATAAATGTTTGATGATTTGAATGAAGAAAATTTCTTGATATATGCTGCAAAGTCATATAATTCTCCACATTGTATAATGTCGGAGTTTGAAAGTGATTTAAAAAGGACCAAGTATTTGAAAAAATTGTTTAGGCGATATAAAAATACTGGCGACTTAAAAGATAGATTGATATTAAATCATATAATACTATTATATAATGTTTTTGAAGTTGAGGCGGCCACCCGTATATTGTTTTATAAAATAGACGAACGGGATTATGGTATACTAAAAACATTTTTACTTTATTTGAATTATATGCCGAATAAAGTAATTGGTATTAGGGGTAAAACAATAGAATCATCAACTATTATGGTTGATTTAACCGTTGCTAACATATTGAGAAAACTATGAAATCATTTAAACAATTCTTAGAAGAGTCCAAAGTAAAAGAACCAACAGGCGAATTAAAAGATGCTTGTTGGAAAGGATATACAGCAGTAGGAACTAAAAAGAAAAATGGTCGAGAAGTTCCTAATTGTGTTCCAGAAGAAACTGATTTGGATGAAGACTGGCAAAAAGTAAACCGTCAAGATAAGACTGATGGATTATCACAGAAAGCAGTTGATGCTTATAAAAGAGAAAATCCTGGTTCCAAATTGCAAACCGCAGTAACGGAAAAGAATCCAAAAGGTAAAAGAGCATCCAGAAGAAAATCATTCTGTTCAAGAATGTCTGGAATGAAAAAGAGGTTAACTTCAGATAAGACAGCTAAAGACCCAGATTCCAGAATAAACAAAGCACTAAGACGTTGGAGATGCTAATGAAAACATTTAAAGAGTTTGTCGTTGAAGATGGTGTAGCTGTTGCTGCGCCAACAAACACCACAGGTTCAGGTGCAGTAGCGGGTATGGGTCAACCACCAGGAAGTAAATCTGGTGAACCAGGTGTACATCCTAGAAAAAAGAATAAACCTTTGTTACTTGGTATGTTTAGAAGGAAAATGACAAAATGAATTTTAATTTCGCATTCACTACACACGAACTAAAACAAAGCTTACCTTTTAATAAAAATTTGACAGAATTGCATCAATCTCTATGTGACATTTTACCAAAATATAATATCAATACAAAATATAGAGTTGCTGCATTTTTAGCTCAGTGTGGACACGAATCGAATGATTTTAATGTATTACGAGAAAACTTGAATTATTCAGCTCAAGGCCTTATGTTGACTTGGCCTAGAAGATTTCCTAATGTTGATATAGCAAATCAATATGCTAGAAAACCAGAAAAGATAGCAAATAAAGTTTATTCAGACCGATTAGGAAACGGACCAGAATCATCTGGTGATGGTTGGAGATACAGAGGTAGAGGTGCAATACAATTAACTGGCAAGTCAAATTATATTGAATTTGCTAAAAGTGTAAATATGAAATTAGAAGATGTAATTCCTTATTTGGAAACTACAAAAGGCGCTGTTGAGTCGGCCTGTTTTTTTTGGAATAATAACAATCTAAATAAATTTGCAGATAGATTGGACATGAGAGGATTGACTAAAGCAATTAATGGTGGATTCCACGGTCTACAACAAAGAACAGACAAATTCAATAAAATAATTGGAATATTAAAATAATGTTAACACTATTACATTTTTTACCTGAATCATGGTACTGGTTGATTGTTTGGTCTTTCATAGTCGGCGGATTTATCGTAATGACCGTTGGATATGCAGTATCCGTCATTCCTAAATTCATCGGTTCAATAACATACAGTTTACCATTGAAAATATTAGGTACAGTTTTACTAGTAATTGGTGTTTATTTACATGGTGCATATTCTACTGAAATTTTATGGAGAGAGAAAGCTGAAGAACTCCAACGAAAATTAAAAACAGCAGAAGAAAAAAGTAAAGAAGTAAAAACTGTAGTGGAAACAAAAGTTGAAACAAAGATTAAATATATTGAAAAGAAGGTGAAAGGCGATGTTATCTATATTCGAGAACAAGCAGAATCTCTTAACAGTCATTGTGATTTGCCTGATATTGTTTTCAGGTTGCACGACGGTGCCGCTACAGAAGAAATTCCCTGAAGCACCGAAGATTCTTCTAGAAAAACAAAATAGTTTACAAACTGTACCAGAAGAGAATAGAACATTGAGTGGTTTACTTGAAACCATAACCATAAACTATGGCCAGTATTATGAATGTAAAGCTAAAGTAGATGGTTGGCAATTTTGGTACGAAGAAAATAAAAAGATATACGAAGAATCAACAATCAACTGGTAATATAAATAACTTGAGGTTACAGGAACCCAAGCATGGATGAATCAATAAGAAATGATATTCAAAATGAACCTTGGTTAAAATCATACTGGAGACCGGGCATGGCCTGGCTCTATATGGCTATTTGTGCTTTTGATTTTATCTTATTTCCTGTGTTCGCTATGGTTATACCTGGTTTCATTGAGACTACATATATTCCATGGAAAAGCATTACCCTTGAAAATGGTGGATTGATACACTTGGCATTTGGTGCTATACTAGGAGTTACGGCCTGGACCAGAGGAACCGAAAAACAAGTAAGATATACCGCTGACTATAATTATAACCGTTATGATGAAAATACTGATAGCTATGAAGATTTAGCCGACTATCGATATAATAAAAACAGAAATAGAGAATAACGATTATGGTACAAGAAACAAACACAAAGCTCCAAATTGATGTTGAGGTTTTAAAACGTGATGTAGACACTCTCACAAAATTATGTGAGAAGATGGACAAAGTAATTGAAAAGATAGTCTCTCACCAAGATGTAATAATAAACCAGATATATCAAGACATGGACAGAAGAAAACAAGACACTAATGATGACATTAAAGACCTACACTCAAGAATCACAACGGTTAATAGAGAGTTAACTGACGAGTTGAAATCCACTGAAGATAAAATCATGGCTGAAATCAAAAGCCTGAGGCAAGAGATTAAAGCACACAACGATAAAGAGGACAGTGAGATAGAGAAAATCCTCAAGTGGAAATGGTCGATTGTTGGTGGTATACTTGTGATATCATGGTTGACATCCAACTTAGATTTTGTTACAATGTTGCTTGGTAAATAATCTGTAACAATTTAATTGGTATATTATGAGTGTTTATATTGATAGACAATTCCTTATGCAGGTGTCTCCACGCCTGCAGCGATTCTCACAGAAAAAAACAGACCTATACAACTTTAGGTGTCCCTTCTGTGGTGATTCACAGAAAAATAAAGTAAAAGCTAGAGGCTTCATATATAGAAAGAAGAATGATTACTTCTTCACATGTCATAATTGTGGTGTAGGTCACACTTTCTATAATTTTCTAAATTTTGTGGATCCAACACTGATTAGAGAATATACACTTGAACGATACAAAGAAGGAGAAACTGGCCATCATAATTATCCAAAACCGGAATTCAATATACCAAAACCAGTATTTCGTGAGAGAATCAAACTAGACAATGTTCTCTCACTTCCTGAAGAACATTTTGCGAAGGCATATGTCCGGAATCGCAAAATACCAGAATCAAACTGGAAAGAATTATATTTTACACCAGATTTTGCAAGTTTTGTTGCAAGTTATGNAATNGAAAAAGAACTAAAAGAGAATGACCCAAGACTTATNATNCCNTTNTATGATAAGGANAAAAAGTTGTTTGCTTTCCAGGGTAGAGCTCTGGGTGAATCNAAAATAAAATACATAACAATCAAGTTGGACGAAGATGCTGATAAGATTTTCGGCATAGATACTGTAGACACATCAAAAAAGATTTATGTTGTTGAAGGACCAATTGATTCTATGTTTATCGACAATTGTGTTGCTACGGCGGATGCTAATCTAGCCTATGCTTCAAAACTATCAGATAATATAGTTCTGGTAAATGATAATGAACCTAGAAATAAAGAAATAGTCAGACAAATAAACACAAACATTAAAAACGGTTATTCCGTTTGTCTTTGGCCTGATTCCGTGAAGGAGAAAGACATTAATGATATGATTTTGTCAGGTTTGACAAGAGAAGAAATTAAGTCTATAATTGACCAACATACATACTCTGGCCTTAGAGCTGAGTTTGAATTTAGTAAATGGAGAAAATGTTAAATGTCATGTGAAGTAAAAATTATCGAAGATTCTGTTAATCCTTATAATGGTGTTAGATTGACAACAATGCAACTAAAATACTGGCGTGGATTCCATTCGGAATTTATGACACACCGAGTATTTTCAAGAAACGCCTCCAGTTCACGAGCGATTCCAATCAAAACATTCCTTAAACAAGTATGGAATGAACCAGCGATGCCTATTCATTGGGGTGCCAATCAACCAGGAATGAAAGCTAGACAAGAACTCACTGGGTTTAAGAAATGGTTTGCTCAGGCTACATGGAAGTTCACTGGCAAGGTCGTATGTTCTTTGGTTTGGTTAGCCAATAAAGTATCAAACCCACACAAACAAACATTCAATCGTTTACTGGAACCTTGGCAATACATTTCTGTTATTGTTACTGCTACTGAGTGGGATAATTTCTTTGAATTACGTGACCATCCTGATGCTCAGCCAGAAATCCAAGAACTAGCACATATGATGCACCAAGCTATGCAAAATTCTACTCCAATCAAAACCACACAACATTTACCATATGTGTCGGCCACAGAAAGAAAGAAACATTCATATCAAACGTGTTGTAAACTATCCTCAGCTAGATGTGCTAGAGTTTCATATCTAACCCACGACGGTAAACAACCAGATTTCAATAAAGATGTTAAGTTGCATGATGATTTGGTTGGAGGCCGACCAATTCATGCTTCACCAACCGAACACCAAGCTTTAGCACAAAGGTCAAACAAATTCTATAAAAACTTCCGTGCCTGGAGACAATATAGATACGAAGTGGAAAAGAAAATTTACAATAATTAATTGGAGTATATTATGGACAGTAGAAATGATGTTAAAGTTTTTATGGAAGCTTGTGACCAATTGGAAAAAGGTTTTGGTCCTCAATCTGATTTATATGTAAGTCTGATTACAGAAGAATATAAAGAATTACTTGAAGCTGTACACAATAATGATATTATTGAAATCGCAGATGCTTGTGCTGATTTAAAATGGGTAATTGAAGGCCTGGAACACACACTACATATCCCACAACAACTGGTTTGGGATGAGGTGTCTAGAAGCAACTTGAGTAAAATTTCAGATAATGGCAAAGTTTTAAAACGAGAAGATGGAAAGGTAATGAAACCAGATACATACTCTCCTCCAAATTTAATGCAATTTTTTAAATGGTAAAAATAATATGGAACATGACGGAATTAAATTAGACTTAACTAGGGATGGATTATTCGATGAACTTGGGATTAAAAGACTTAAAGAATCATATATGCGGGATGATGAAGAGTCTCCACAACAGCGGTTCGCTTTTGTGTCGAAGGCTTTCTCAAGTAATCCTGACCATGCTCAGCGCCTTTATGATTATAGTTCTCGTCATTGGCTTAGTTATGCTACTCCCATTTTATCTTTTGGCCGTTCTAAGCGTGGCTTGCCTATTTCTTGTTTCCTTAATTATATTGAAGATACTGCGGAAGGTCTAGTTGATAACCTTTCTGAAACTAATTGGCTTTCTATGCTTGGCGGCGGTGTGGGTATTGGGTTTGGCATCCGCTCTGCTGATAATATATCTACTGGGGTCATGCCTCATCTCAAAATTTATGATGCTTCTTCTTTAGCTTATCGTCAAGGTAAAACTCGCCGTGGTTCATATGCAGCTTATCTGGACATCTCACATCCTGATATTACCCAATTCCTAGAAATGCGTAAACCAACAGGTGACCCAAATGTTAGGTGTTTGAATCTACACCATGGTGTGAATATCACAGATGACTTCATGAATATCATCGAAAAGTGTATGATTGATGCTAACGCTAATGATGATTGGGAATTAAAGGACCCACACACCGGAGAAGTCCGTGAAGTGGTTTCCGCTAAACATCTATGGCAACAAATTCTCGAACTTAGGATGCACACAGGTGAACCTTATATTCATTACATTGATACTAGTAATAGACTATTACCACAATGGTTGAAAGATAAAGGACTAAAAGTAAACCAATCTAATTTGTGTTCGGAAATCATTTTACCGACAGATAAAGATAGAACAGCTGTATGTTGTTTATCTTCATTGAATTTGGAATATTTCGACGAATGGAAAGACAATAAACTATTCATTCGTGATGTTGCTGAAATGTTGGATAATGTATTACAATATTTTATTGATAATGCTCCTGATGTAATTTCTAGAGCTAGATACTCAGCAATGAGAGAGCGTTCCATTGGTATTGGTGCTTTAGGTTTCCACGCTTATCTGCAAAGAAAGAATGTACCATTCGAGGGAGTGATGGCTAAGTCCATAAACAATAGAATTTTCTCATTCATACAAGAAGCAGGATTGGAAGCTAATTTATCTCTAGGAAAAGAAAGAGGTGAAGCCCCGGATGCCGTTGGTACTGGTCGTAGATTCAGTCATATGTTTGCTATTGCTCCAAACGCATCCAGTTCAATTATTATGGGTAACACTTCTCCATCTATTGAACCATTTAGAGCTAATGCGTATAGACAAGATACATTGTCTGGCTCACACCTACACAAGAACCAGTATCTCAATGCAGCCATAATGAAACATTTATCTCCAGATGGTTTTCCACTAACACCGAAGGGTGAAGATGAATATCAGCAAATTTGGAGTTCAATTATCGCAAATGATGGTTCAGTTCAACATTTAACATGGATGGACGATTATGTTAAGGAAGTTTTCAAGACTTCAATGGAAATTGACCAACGCTGGGTTGTAGAACATGCATCCGATAGGCAGAATTATATTGACCAAGCACAATCGTTGAACTTGTTCTTTAGGCCAGATTCACACATTAAATATATACATGCTATCCACTTCATGGCCTGGAAAAAAGGTGTTAAGACACTATATTATTGTCGTTCTGAAAAGATTGGTAAGGCTGATAAAGTTTCTAAGAGAATTGAAAGAGAAGTAATCAAAGAGCTTGATATGACACAAATCGCTCAAGGTAATGATTGTATAGCCTGTGAGGGATGATATGCCATTTTATGATTATAAATGTTTGAAATGTGATACAATAAAAGAAGTCAAAAAGAGAATAAGTGATCCTCATCCAACATTTTGTGAGACTTGTGGTGGTGACACATTAATAAGAATACATACAGCCCCAGCTCATGTTGAGTATAAAGGAAAAGGCTGGTTCAAGACGGATGGAAAATACTGATGATTAAAAAAATAGAAAATAAATTGACAGAGGAACGCTCATATTTCAAACCATTCAGTTATCCTTGGGCATATGACGCCTGGTTAAAACACGAACAGTCACATTGGTTACACACTGAAGTTCCAATGTTGGAAGATGTTAAGGATTGGAAAAAGAAATTAACGGAAAGCGAAAAACACTTCCTAACCAACATTTTCAGATTCTTTACTCAGGGAGATATTGATGTGGCTGGTGGATATGTTAAAAATTATCTACCGTATTTTCCACAACCAGAAGTTCGTATGATGTTATTGGGGTTTGCTGCTAGAGAAGCACTTCATATTGCTGCTTACTCACATCTCATCGAAACTCTTGGATTACCTGAAACCACATATAACCAATTCTTAGAATACCAAGAGATGCGTGAGAAACACGAATACGTCCTTGACATTTCAGCTGAAAACACAACAAAAGAAAACACAGCAACACATATCGCAGTATTTTCTGCTTTCACTGAAGGTATGCAATTGTTTAGTTCTTTTATCATGTTACTTAATTTCCCCAGACACGGAATGATGAAAGGTATGGGTCAGATTGTTACTTGGTCTATTGTGGATGAAACACAACACACCGAAAATATGATTAAATTGTTTAAAACATTCATCGAAGAAAATAGAGAGATATGGAACGATGAACTGAAATCAAAGATATATACCATTGCCGAGAAGATGGTTGAGTTGGAAGATAAATTCATTGATTTGGCCTTCTCTATGGGTTCTATGCAAAACCTGAGTTCTGATGATGTTAAAACATATATTCGTTATATTGCCGACCGAAGACTAATATCTCTCGGTTTAAAGGGCATCTTCAAAGTCAAAAGAAATCCTCTTCCATGGGTGGAGGAAATGATTAACGCACCAACACACACAAACTTCTTTGAAAATAGAGCTACCGACTACGCTAAAGGTGCTCTGTCTGGAAATTGGGGTGATGTTTGGGCATCAGAATAGGAATAAGAAATGTCACAAAAATTAATATCAGGAGACTGCATGAGTTGTGAATCTGGTTATGAGGTTAGTTATGAAACAGTCATGGCTTCATCGGACTTGCCGAAGTATTGTCCATTTTGCGGTGAAGAAATCGAAGATATCGTTGAAGAATATATAGAGGATGACGATAACTTTGAGGATGAAGGATGGGACGATTAGAATGGTATTATCAAGATAAATTATTTACCGAAAATGATATTGACGATAACTATGGTTTCGTGTATATTATTGAGAACTTACTAAATGGCAAAAAGTATGTTGGTAAGAAATTATTTTGGTCATCCAAAACGAAACAAGTGAATAAAAAACGTAAAAAATTTAAAGTACCATCCGATTGGCAAGATTACTATGGTTCTAATGATGTGCTCAGAAAAGATATTGAAACACACGGAAAAGAAAACTTCACCAGGACCATTTTACACTTATGTAAATCTAAGGGAGAATGTTCATACCTAGAAGCTAAAGAGCAATTTAAACGTGGTGTAATTGAAAGTGTGGAGTATTATAATACTTGGATTATGGTTAGAGTGAGAGACTCCCATATAAAAAATTATATTGAAAGAAAGAATAGTGATAGAAACCCTAAAGAAAGCCAAAGAGTCGAATTGTGATGCTTTGATATTCATACCAAACAAAGATAACACCGAAGTGACAATAGCTGGACTACAATACAATGAAAAGGGTGAATCGATAAAGGGTGGATGTGGAGACTTATATTCGATATTGCTATTTCAAGGCGAACAGGGCAACTATCACAGCTTTGAAGAGTTTCAAGCAGTTTTGGTTTGTCCATTTACATATTGTAATAGAATGTTTAAAGAATCGTACTTTGGTGTTATAGCTAAGGCTACAACAACATCCGATGGTGTGTTAAATTTGATTAGAAATGATTTGATAAAGGAGTTTAATCTTGAATAAATTTGAATTGAAAGAAATCTTAGAAAATGGTGTTGTCACAGTCGTATTCGAGAAAGTCGATGGATCAATCAGAGAAATGAAATGCACTCTCCTGACTGAATATCTCCCAGTGAGTGATAAACAACTATTAACCGAAAATACAACACGCAAGGAGAACGATTCCAGTATCTCTGTGTGGGATGTTGAGAGCAATGGCTGGCGTGCTTTCCGTTTAGATTCCATTAAGGAAATTCGTAATTAAATGCGTGTTACTAATATAAAAGAAGTAGAACAAAAGGTACTTTCTGGAGGTGAACCAGATTTCACTAAAGGGAATGTATCTTTATCTTCTGCTTTAAATTGGTATAGTTATTATAAAGATAATAAAGACAGCAAAAAATATCTGGTGTCTTACATGACTAAAAATAATTATTCCAAAGATGATATTTCTAAAATCCAAAAAGTGTCCGATGGTATGATATCAAATGTCGGTTTCGTCTGTCGGTTAACCGAACGTGGTGCTGAATTGGAGAAGAAGAATCTGGATTGGATTAAATCCAAGATTGCGTATCTAATCGATTATCATGATACCAAGAAAGAAGAACAGGATTTAGAAGACGCTAAACCAAAAGTTAACATCCAAGACAGAATATCAGAACAGTCCAGTGAATTCATCGGAGAACTCGAAGGATATCTAGACGAATATGAGTCTAAGTTTAATGCGTATGAATGGATGATTGGTGCTGGTGTGAAATCGGTTCATGCTAGGAAAATTATGTCATGGTTTTCCAACAAAAAGACAGAACCTGAAATTGTTTTATCAAATCAATGTGATGATGACTTAAAAGAAGCTTATTCACATTTCAGTAAGACGGATTTAAAGAAATATTTGACTTTTATCCAGACTATCGTTGATGATGCTGGTAGAATTGTTAATAACTCGAAGATTACTCGTAAACCTAGAAAAACCAAGAAGCCTTCCGCTGACAAATTGGTTTCCAAGTTACAATATAAGAAAGAAGATGTTGAATACAAAACGGTAAGTATTAATCCATCTGAGATTATTGGTGCCAAGCAGTTGTGGGTATTCAACACTAAAACCAGGAAACTGGGCGTATATCATGCTGACTCCATTAACGGTTTATCAATAAAGGGGACTTCTATATATGGTTACAATGCTAATGAATCTGTCCAAAAAACTCTCAGAAAACCAAATGATGTATTACAGGCAATTGTCAAAGCATCGGAAAGAAAATACAGAAGTTCCTTTGGTGAAATCAAGTCCACCGAGCAGCCCTTGACAGGAAGAATTAATACTGATACAATACTGTTGAAAGTATTCAAATAAGGTTATAAAATGATTCTCATTGATTTGAACCAGGTACTACTAGCTGGTCTCATGGCACAAATATCCGGCCAAAAGGGTGTTAAGATTGAGGAGGACTTAGTTCGACACATGGTTCTTAACATCCTTCGTGGCCATATCAAAAATTTCAAAGCGGAATATGGTGAAGTTGTCTTATGTTGTGATAATAAGAACTACTGGAGACGAACCGTATTTCCGCATTACAAACATGGACGTAAAAAGACTAGAGAAAAGTCAAATTTAGACTGGCATCTCATTTTCAATACACTTTCCGTCATCAAAGATGAGTTGAAACAGTTTTCTCCATATAAAGTTGTTGATGTTGAGGGTGCTGAAGCTGATGATATCATCGGAACTCTAGTTCCTAGACACTCTGTGCATGAAAAGATACTCATCCTCTCATCAGACGGCGACTTTCTTCAACTCCAACACTATCCAAACGTCAAGCAATACAATCCAGTGTTGAAAAAATATCTAAAATGTAATAATCCATCAGTAGACTTGAAAGAGAAGATTATTAGAGGTGATAAGGGTGATGGGATTCCTAATATTTTGTCTCCGAGTGACTGTTTTGTGACAGAATCTCGGCAAAAACCTATTTCTGCTAAAAAATTGTCTGAATTTTTGACTACAGACCCAGAATCATTTGATGAAAATACTAAAATCGGGTTCAATCGTAACAAAATTTTGATTGACCTGACACACATACCAGAAGAAATTAAACAAAAAATCATTGAAACATATGATTCCACTAAACCAGCACCAAAATCTAAGTTTTTGACTTATTTTATCGAGAAAAAACTTAAAAACTTACTAGATGTAATCGAGGATTTTTAATGAAACGTATATATGAAATATTAGAAGAATGTAAAATGCAGGAATCAGTTCAAGATATTCAAAGAGTTCTATTGAATTATGACACTCCAGCTCTTCGACAAGTATTGAAGTGTGCTTATTTTCCAGGAACAGAATGGTACTTTGATTCCATTCCAGAGGACTATAAGAAGCCTGACACTTTACCTGGAGTAGCTATTAGTGACCTCTACACAGAAGTAAACAGATTATACATTTTCTGTAAAGGACATCCTATTGCCGATTCATTATCACAACAAAAACGTAAAGAATTATTCTTACAACTAATTGAGGGTATGGAACCAGATGAAGCTCAAGTGGTTGTGGATGTAATGCGAGGCGACTTGCAAATTGATGGCCTTAACAAGGAGACCATCAATCAGATTTTTCCAAATCTAATCAATTAATGGAGATGTAAAGTGTCAAAATTCGTAGGAAGGTTTCGCCAGAAACAAGAGTATAAAGATGATTATGAATCTATGTCCTCTAAGAAAACTAAAAAGAAGAACGAACATGGCGAAATTAAAAAATTGAATCTGCGTGAACTGAATGATGGATATGAATACAACGAAGATTACTACGATGACTACATCCTAGATAAGTATTAAAAGCTTGACAAAAGCATAATGTTATGTCATAATAGTCACACTATCTGATTAATTGTGAAATATATAACATTATGCTTATCGAATCGAAATCAAATCTGGCAAAACTTCTTGCCACAGAAAATGTATTAGTTGAACAACGTAATGTTCCAACAGCATACTTCAATCTCAAGGATAGAACCCTTGTAATCCCCACACTTAAAGACAACTTCTCATCCGACCTATTCGACTTATTCATTGGTCACGAGGTTGGTCATGCTCTACACACTCCAGAACAAGGATGGCACGACTCCATCGTTGATGTTGGTATTCGCCGATCCATTCTCAATGTGTGTGAAGATGTTCGTATCGAGAAACTGATTCGCCGCAAATATCCAGGCCTGAAGTGGGCATTTGTTAAAGCCTACAACAAACTCATTGAAATGGACTTTTTCGAAATAGAAGGCAAAGATATCAATGAAATGAAATTCGTTGACCGGTTGAATCTCCACGCTAAATGTGGTGTGTCCCTGAATGTTCAATTCCACAATGAAACAGAACTTGAACTTCTACATGAGGCTGAAAACACCGAAACATGGGAAGAAGTTGTTGAAGTATCCAAGAAAATCCAAGAATACACAAAGTCGGAAGTGAAAGATAAGAAAGCGGAACAAAAGGTTGAATATGACGAGGATGAGGATGAAGAAGAATTAGCACCAGGGGATGATGAAGGGAACGATTCACTCGGAGGAAATAGTGATGATGGTGTGGACGATGAATCAACCGATGAATNTGAATCTCAAGAATCAAGTGAATTGGATTCCGACACCGACAATTCNTTCCGTGAAAATGAGAAGTCTCTTTATAAGAATGACAGATANTCCAAAGAAAAAATCTATGGTAATATTCCAAAATTNCCAATAGACCAGATTATTGTTGATTATAAAGAACTGTATGCTGGCATTCGCAGAGAAAGTGATAAACTAAAAACACCAAATGATGATTATTATTCCAAGTTCATTGTTAATGAATCCAATTTTCAGGAGTTCCGTAAGCAATCATTGAAGACTGTATCCTACTTGGTGAAAGAATTTGAGCTCCGTAGAAATGCTGACCAGTTGAAGCGTGCTTCTATTTCCAAAACAGGTGAATTGAATATGGATAAAATCTTCTCATATCGATTCAGTGAGGACATCTTTAAGAAATTGACTGTTGTTCCTAATGGAAAATCTCATGGCTTGGTTATGTTTCTTGATTGGTCTGGTTCCATGGACCGTGTACTCCATGATACAATCAAACAACTCCTTACTTTGGTTCTTTTCTGTAAGAAGGTTATGATTCCTTTTGAAGTGTATGCGTTCACGGATCGATATGGTTATACCAATAATAATGGACGTTTTGATAAACCGTCAATCGAATCATGGACCAAAGATGGTGACGTATGTGTCCATTACTTCCGTCTGATGAACATCTTCTCCAGTAGAATGAATTCTAGAGAACTGTCCTATGCTGCNTCGGCTATGCTGAGTNAAATCTATANGGGACAATATTGTTACCANGGAGTTACTCTTGGTGGTACTCCACTGAACGAAACTATTATTGCTGCTATGGATATTATTCCAGAGTTTCGCAAGAAATATAAACTGCAAGTGGTGAATACTGTGTTCATGACCGATGGAGAAGGCCATTATCTAT